TCCAAAGTCACCAATACGATCAGTAGCACTTAGTAATCTAATACCGTCAGCTGCTAGGTATATAATATCACCACCAACCTCTTGTATAGTATCTCCGTTTATACAACCCATTTTACTTGCGATAGGTGCTACCTGAAAATCAGCTGTTGTATTACCAGTTAAACGTTTAATACTATCAGAAGTGAATATGATAAGCTGATCACGGAATACAGTTAAACCTGTTACATCAGAAGATACATTAATAGAACCAGCACCATCAGCAGCACTGAAGTTATCAACAGTAAAGGGCGCAGTAAAAAATACATTATTACCTTTTGCATAAAATGCTGTATCTTTAAACACTGCTACATGTGAAGCACCTAGAACATCTGTACTACTAGCTATTGCTGTAAGAGAATTACCAGAAGTGTTATAAGTAGCAGGGTAGTTAACACCATCAACAAATAAAACTTTATCGTCGCCATTTAGATTATACAAAGCACTACGGGTTTTACTACCTAATAGAGGTCTAGCACCCATAGAAGTCCATGTAGTACCTGTACCATAATAGTATTCTGTTACATTACTAGCATTCTTTCTGGCAACTACAATTCTTCCAGAGCTTATAACTTTTAAAGCTAAGATAGATCCTGTACCAGGAACAGTTGTAGTACTGTATTTCTCATAGCCTTTTATCTTAGAGTAACCACCTTCTTTAGTAGCTTCAAAGTTTTGTAAAATAGTAGCAGAACCTACGGCATTAGTACCATGCTGTAAGGGACTAAGGTTAGAGACGAGACCGCCTTTAAACTCTATAGGAAATGTTTGCCACTGTGTAGCCATTAGAAATGTACTCTTGTATCTCGTAAATATTCTGTGCGATTGATATGTAAACTACGTAGTTGTTTAATACCCTGTTCAAACTTTTGTAATGCTAGTTGTGCTGCTTGATTGTCACCTCTAAACTGGTAAACATAATACATAGCACCATCTATTATTGTATGTTGATACTGTTCTGGTAGACTAGGTATATCTGTCGGGCTTTCCAACTCAAACCCTAAACGAAAATATTCATATACTACTTCATACTCTTTATCAGGCGCTGGGTAAAAGATTAATTCTCTGCTAGGGGTGCGTACAATGTGAGTAGGTGTACCAAAAGCACTTGTTTCAGAGTTATACTCAGAATCAGCGTGTTTGTCAAGCCATTCTTCGTATGTAAGCACTTTTAACTTAATAGTTTTTACATTTAAACCAGCATTACGTTTAATGCGAAAAGTGTTCATATTAATAGTCTTACTATCATGAGGCATACTATAGCGAACTTCGCCTACAACAAGTACTTCTGTTTCTTCTACATGATTCCAAGGCCACTCGAACTCTTCTTGGTTTATGTGTCTGATAGATGCATTAACAGAATCTTTAGCGAAGCTGTAAAAACCTGTAGTAGTAGAGAAGTTGGCTGTTGTAAGTTCCACCTCATTAAGTCTACGATTGATATTATTAACTAGGCCAATATAATTATACGCCATTTCTATTTCTCCTTCACACGCAAGAAGATGCTACGCTCATATTGTAAACCTGCACCTGTTGTAATTCTACACATGATTGTATATCTTACATTGTTTGTACCTAAAGAAAACCTAGCAGTAGATACCTTACCAGATATTGTACCAGTAACAAACTGTAGTCCATTAACAACACCAGAATTTTCTACTAACGTATTGACACCTGCTGCATCCTTGATATACCAAGCGGTAGCAGAAATAGTGTCTTCACCTAAGAAACGAGACCAATCTACACTGTAATCTACAATTTCATCTTTATCCTTATCAGGCCATTTATATGACATATCTTATCCTTATGCTGTAATATATACAGTGTTACTTGTGTCTTGCTTGGTAATATATACAGTATTACTTATGTTTGGTTTAGTGATATATACAGTATTACTTGTATTGTTTTTAGTTATAAACAGAGTATTGTTTCTATTGTATTGACTTGCGTAGTCTTGGTAAGGGAACACAACAGCTGTTGGGTCAGCTAGATTAACAGACATTGTGGTAAGTATTGAACTTAATGTTAGACTAGCTTGAGCGTCCTCATCTAAAAATTCAAAATTGTTTAACGTTAGAAATACACCTGTGATAGGTGAGTTTGCCTTAGCACTAAATCCTACATTATCTAGCGTGGTAAGAGAAGACACACTTGAAAGGGAGGTTTTGGCTTTAGCGTCTACGTCTCCAAAAGTATTAGCTGTAAAAGAAGCAGTCACAGGTGTAGGTATAATAGTAGCTTTAGCAGATGTGAGTATAGAATCAATAGCTGTACTGACAACATTAGAATCTAAAGTCATATTAGCTTTAGCATCAAACTCTATAGCTAAATTAATATTAGCCGAAACGTTGGTCAGGTTATGATTGGCTATAGCTTCGTATAATAAATTACCTGTATCAAACTGAGCACCTGTACCTGGTAAAAATGCATTAGCTATTATTGCAGTAGTAGCTTCTGATATAGGTGCTTCTGATAGAGTTGTAAAACCTAACATTCTATACTAAACTTTCTTTTATACGCTTCCGTAGACGTGTCCATTATTTGTGTAAGTATATGATAGACTTGCATTAATAGCATCACCACCAGCACCACCACCGTTTTCACCAGAGCGACCCCAACCGCCACCACCGTTAGAACCTGCACCGTCTGTGTTTGATGTTGCACTTAGAACAGAACCACCTTGGGCAGGGTTATTAGCTACATAGCCATTGGATTCTTGTGCACGTTCACCTGCATACCCATTAGTCGAAACAAAATAAGATGGACTATTACAAGACCCACCCATATACGTAGTAGCAGGAGTAACACCGCCGCCACCTTGATCACCGCCTGTACCGCCTAGAACAGTGCCAGTTATTGTACATCCTGACCAATAAACATTTTCTGTTATACCCCCAGGAGTAAAAATATAACCTGTTGTTGAACCATTACCTGAAGCTGTGTTATATGCACTTTGACCTGCGCCCCCACCGCCTCCAGCACCGCCACCGCCACCACCGCCACCTGCGATGAATGCACCAGAGTTGTTAGTTACTGTAGTGCCTGTTGCAGTTATGCTGATAGCGTGACCACCTGCCGTAGAATGATTACCACCACGTCCAAAGATAGCGCCATTGTTTATGACTTCGGAGTCAGCAACATCTATTGTTAAAGAAGGTGTAGATGATGACATTGAGCGAATGTGTACACCAGAATCTACAGTCATTACGATAGGTACTGTTCCATCCCAACCTGCAGCTGTTGCTAAAGTACTTAAAGTAGAAGCTCCATCTATACCTGTAGAAATATTAAAAGAGAATGCATCCTGTGCGCCATACCACTCAGACATAGACATCTGAGCACCTGCATCTTTACCAATAAGACCTCTAACATCAGCATCATTCAAAGATGTTGAACCAGAGATGCCAAGCTCTGTCATTATATCCTGCATAGATATTGCACCGCTACTAGTTACTGGCATAATCCAAGCCCTATCTTATTTTGTGAAAATGAACCTTCCCACCAAGAAGCATAAACTGCCTGAAAATCTTCAGATGGAAAAAACTGTTCTGGAAAGTATCTATCGTATGACCCTAAACCTGTCGGTGCTATTGAATTATCAAACATATATTTAAAAGAATCACTAGAATTTTCTATACACTTTTTACCGCGCTCTTCTGCATAATCCCAGAAGGGTGTTTTAAAATCTGAACCAGCGTAATAGTGAAGCATAATTATAGATTCGTTTGCATCAATCCAATAATTGTAGCGTTCATTGGTTACCTCTAGACTAGAACCATGAAACCAATGTCTATCTATCATTGTGTTTACCGCATCTACTGTACCAAAAGATGTAGCCTCTAAAGGTTCTAAAAAGAAAGAAGCATTACCATTATAGGCTATATTACCTTCTATGTTGTTTCTTCTTTTATAGTTTTTGAAAGAGAAAGCATTGGTAACATTACTAGGTTCTAAATTATATTCATCAAATATATTTTGAACATCAGCCATTACTTCTTCTAAGGTGTTTATATCCTTGTTGTACATATAACCAATAGAACAGCGATTTGCTAAAGGAATACCAAACACCCAACCATACGGTCTTGCAATAGTTAGTGTATGATTAAACCTAGGATAATCCCAATAACATTGGGTGACGTAGACAGAGTTAACAGGTATATAATCTGATTGTTTATGAGAATCATAATTAATAGGCTTACCAGTACAATCTACAATATAATCAGCATCTATGTCTTTAGCTACTACGTTTTCTGCTTTTATATTTACATGCTTCTCTAGTTTTAATTCTATATATTCTTGTAGTTTAGGTGCGCTAAAGTGTAAAGCTGTTTGTGGACTAGGAAAATCATGAAGAAAAGGCTTCATACCCTTACCCCAATTTTGTTTATATATACCTGTCTTTACAGTAGCATCCACCTTATTAAAATCCCTTGCACCAAATGCAAAAAACTCATTCAACCTAGTAGGTAATACTAAATTAGAACCCTCTCCTACTGACTGTGGTTTTATACTAGGGTCAAAGTACCAATCAATTTCACAATCTGTTCTGTTTTTGTAAAACGCTGCTGACATACAACCAGCAGTACCTTTACCAATCACTGCAAGCTTCTTCAATCTGTCTGCCCCCACCTATTTAAAGGAGGTAAATCAAGAGGCCAACCTGGGTGATCTGGAGCATCTCTCAAAGCTTGGCGATAATCTATAAGCTCCTGTGTAGGGTTCATATCTGGTAACATCATATAGTCAGTACGTGCTAGTTCAGCGTTTCTGTCTTCTCTGTAAAGCCTGTCTAATTCTGCTATCTCTTCTTCCGTGTGACCTAGATGATGTTCACCTTTTTCATCTTCATAATCAGGCCAACGGCTCAAATCATCATCTGCGGCAACAACTATACATCTACCACGTTCTGTTCTGTGCCAGACTACTCTATCTGTATCGCTCATTAATCTTTCCTTTAACTATGAAAAGTATATTCTACAACTACCGGTAGCGCCACTACCCGAATAGGATGATCCGCCTCCACCAGGTGCTTGACCAGATTGGTTAAAACCAGTAGCACCGCGACCCGCATATGTTGAGTTTTCATAATAATCGGGGCCACCTGTACCTCTACCATAACCATTACCAGCAGAATAAACTTTTGTAGTGTTTGAACCACTGTCAGCCCTAAGGCTACCGTCATCAACACCATTCCCCCAGTTAGTCATGCTTGTTCCTGACATAGTTACAGAAGGACTGCTCGTATCTGAAGCGGCGCTGAAAGAAAAACCTGTAGTACTCAAAGCACTAACATCATATGTACCTGGATGAATTATAACCTGATTAGAACTCCCGTGATTTGTACCGTAGGTTGTACCTCCAAGGGTGATAGAAGTTATAGAACCATATGTTGATCGCCACTGTCCACTAGGTGGTCTTCCAGCACCTATTGTGACAGTAGAACCTGATAGTACGTCTGCTCTACATAATATCATTCTTGCGCTACCGCCGTGTCCTTGGAAACGCCAACCAGCACTATATTCGGAGCTATTACCACCGCCTCCTCCGCCTACTAAGTAAATATAACATAACTGAAAATCTGCTAGGTTTGTTGGTATAATAACATTTGTAGTAGCTGTATAAGTAATATCAGGAGTGGAAAAATTAGGTATATAATTAATATTTGGGTTGGGGGGTTTAGCTAATGTTAAGCTAAATGATTGAGGGATACTCGTAGCACCGTCCATATCCCTAGCAGTTATACCAAAGCTATATGTAGTAGCAGCGTTGATATTAGGTGAAAAACTTGAATTATCGTGGACTAGATTACTTCCTGAAATACTAACTCCAGGGGGTGTTGTACCTGTTGATATCTCATAATAAAGATCAGAGGCAGCTGTCTGAGTATCTGAAAAATAACTTGTTAAAGATTGGCTATACGGACTAGAGAGGTTATTAGCAATACTAAGATTTATTGTACCGCCAACTGTTGTTGGTGCAATATTAAACATATCTTTCCAAGCGCCATCAACATACATACGTGCCATGTTATCTGATGTATTATAAAATACAGCTCCGTTAGATGGACTTGACGGATAAGAAGATGAAGTTGAAAAATTTGTAGTAGGACTAGCCGGTGGTACATTTGCTGGGCTATAATAGTAACTACCCTGTTGCCCATCTAATAAGTCAGCGTCTAAACCAGAGCCAGAACCGTCTACAGTTTTAACAGCTGTAAGTATCTGAGATGCTGACTGATCTGCAGTTGCACCACTTTCTATTCCATCTAGCTTCGACTTAAGAGTTGTTGTAAAATTCTTTTGTGTAAGTCCTCCATCACCTACACTATATGTTGTATTAGTATCTACTACTGTTTCTGTAGCTGTAGACAAACCAGTGACATGCCCATATGTATCAAGAGTAATATCTTGTATATATGTTCTACCAGAGTTGTTTGATGAACCTTGAGAAGATGTATCGCTATGACTTAAAGTTACATTACCAGTACCGCCACCTGATAAACCAGCACCAGCAGTAATAGTCTGATCGTCTTTAGCATTAGCTTCTATAGCGTTTAATTTGCTATGATCAGCGTCAGTAAATACGTTACTATCAGAAGCGGCTTCTACGGCTGCGCGTATCTCTGCGTTGGTTTGATCTCCTGTTGCTCCAGATTCAATACCGTCGAGTTTAGTACCGTCTGCTGCAACATCACGTCCATCTACTGTACCTGTTACTGATATATTTCCTGTTGAGGTAATGTTAGCAAACGTAGGGTTAGCACTAGTAGCAACATCCTGACCAATAGCAATATCATTAGCATTAACTGTAACACCAGTACCGCCACCTACAGTTAATGTACGGTTGGCAGTTAAATCACCACCGCCTGTCAAGCCATTACCTGCAGTAATATTACGTGCTGTTGGTGCTTTAGAGTCTAAGGCAGTCTGTAATCCATCTACATTAGAAACAACATGAGAGTGACTATCATCTTGTACAACAGCTGTAATAGTAGCATCAGCAGAACCATCAAATGTGGCACTACCTGTTACATCTCCAGTTAGTTGTATGGTACGAGATGTTTCTAATGTTGTAGCTGTGGCTGCATTACCTGTAGTGTCTTGGTTACCTGATGTGTTAACACCAGCAAGGTTTATGTCAGAAGATCCATCAAAAGAAACACCACCAATATTACGAGGTGACTCTAGTGTTGTAGCTGTTGTAGCATTACCAGATAAATTACCTGTAACATTACCAGTTACGTTACCTTCAATATTTGCATCTAATGTAGCCTTAACATAACTTGAATGAGATCTGTCAATAGCACCTGCTGGTACAGGGTCATACTCGTCTGTTAGATACCACTTAGAAGAAGAAGCATCATACCATATTCCCATATGCGTATAACCAACTCCCGATGCACCCGTGTTACGATTAGTCCAGAAGCCAGAGTCCACATTAACAGGAGACGCTACACCTTCCCAGTTATCATTTAGTGTGTGACCTGTTGTTGCACCAAACTCAACATAAATGTTATCTCCAGAGTGTATAAGCTGTTTATTACCTGTAATATCATTTGCGCTAGAGAATGTAGTATTAAAACCATCACGACTCACTGCAAAGGTATCTACACCACCCGTACCTGTACCTACACCATCAATCTTAACATCGTAAGTAATAGTGGCTGTACCTGTATAATGACCAGAGAAGAAAGCATCATCAAGTCCTGTACCTGTAAAAGTAGTACCTGCTTCACCAATAGCATCGCCTTCATTAGCTCTGTAGAAAGGTGCACCTGCAGTAACGTCACTTGTAGAGGTAGAACTTGTTGTACCTGTAACGTTAAGGTTTCCATCAATAGTAAGATTACCACCTATATGTTGATCCATCTGAACACGGAATGTTTTGATAGAATGGTTTTGTTGTGCTAGGAATATAACACCTTCTGAACTATCTACCTTAACAACAAAACCCAAGCACATAGGATAGTTTGGGTATACAGGTGGCATAGTCTGAGTTGCACCGTCTGTAATTCCTGTAAAAACCTGACCAACACTAAGGTGACTAGTATCAATACCGTCTAGAAGACCTGCAATAACTATGTAACCATATGAGTTATTAGGTATATCTGATGCAGTCATACCTTCAGATTTATATTTACTCTCAGATGTAGCGTTAGCTAAAGCTATTGTAGGAACATGTGTCCCATTAGTGCTATGACTACCTGAGAAGTAAACAGGCTTACCTTTACTAATAGTAGAGCCTGAAGTATTATATACACGCGCATGTTCTTCAACACCTAGTTCGTGTACAACATTAGAGTCTTCACTGTGATAATTTATTGTCTTATGTACATTATCATACCATAGACGACCCTCACGATGTGTTGGGTGTGATGCTTGGGGATCAAAGTCTACATATTCACTGATATGTATTTTACCGTCTACATCAACATCGCCTGTAAAATCACCTGAGGTAAAGTTACCTGGAGCTGCAGTAACAGCACCGATAGTTGTACCGTCAATAGTACCCCCATCAATGTCTATTTCTCCATTAACATTTGTATATACTGCCTTAGAAGCAGGATATGTCATAAATATATCTTTAGTACCTGAAGAGAAGCTCTGAGCAGAAGTACCATTAGACCCTGCTAATACTGTAGTACGAGAAAGTGTATTACCCGTATTCCAAGTACCAATGCCTACTTCCCATTCGTCAACACCAGAAGAGGTATGTACAACAGCATAATAAGTTGTGTCACCGTTAGACATGTAAGATTGAAATGTATCAAAGGTAGCAGAAGAGCCACCTAAAGTAAAAGCCCCTGTCCCTGCAGTAGTAGTACCTTCTTTTACACGATCTTTAATGATAAATGCCATTATGCAATACCTGTCTTGTTGTTTACGTAATACGAATTACAGCGTTACTAGCATCTGCTGATGGGAATACTATAGTAAAGTCACCACTTGTAGATGTAACAGTACCACCAAAATCAAACACAGCAACAGCTTTGTTAGCCTGTGATGAATTATATATTATAGCACCGTCTGCAGCAATACTCAAATTACTAAATACTTCATCTGCAAAATCTAAAAATACTGTATTTCCTGATAATGTAATAGTAGCACTGTCTAGAGCTTGACCCCCAGCAGAGTAGTTAGTACCTACTGCTTCATCTGTGTTACCTGTTACGTCAGAATAATTAGCTGTACCAACACCATAAGAGCCTGATGGTGAGGCTTTTATTAGAGCTACTTTAAGTGTATCTGTATCCATATCGTGAACACCACCAAGTAACTCTTGCTTGAAGCTGTTGCACATCGCCGTTGTAATAGCCATTGGTTATGTCCTTTATGTTTCTAAATGCACAAAGGGGCCAGCATATAGCCAGCCCCAGTGTTATACTTTATTACGCAGCGTTGTAGTGCGCTGTGACTAATGCTTCTGGGCGAAGAATCTTGCGCCCGTAAAGATGCATACCGCGAACAATGTCAGCGAATGAATCTGGGTCACGATAGTTCTC